CTCTTGGATGTTGCCTGAGTCGATACCCCAGTTTTCAACTGTGCGGCGATGACCCTTTGGCACACGGAACACGAATGTCCACTTGTCAGTTGCTTGCAGTGCGCGAATTTCGTTGACGATAGCTTGTTGACTCCACTGTTTTGAAGAGGTCTCAGCACCGTCAGTGACAACCATCACCAAGAATGCGTCATTTGGGCCAGCGTTGATAGTCTTCAGTTCGTTAATCAACAGACCGATAGAGTCGAACAGTGGTGTGCTGCCGCCGGGTGTGTCGTATGCAGTCAGTGGTTGTGCATTCATGACTGGTGCGGTGCGACCGGAAACGGATGCGCGAGAGCTGTGGTCACCACAAATGACTGTAGTCAATGTGCTTTCAGAAATCTTGTTGCCGTCTTGGATGTTGGCGAGCAGTTGGTTGTAGTCCTTGCGGGCCGCTTCAGCGAGTGAACGCATCGATGCACTGTGGTCACGACTGATACCGACGTGAGTCTTACCGACGGATTTTGCTGCAATGCGGGCCGCTTCAGCTGCCTTGGCGACTGGAGTCTTGAACGACTTGGATTTCTTTGCTTTCTTTGCTGGTTTGACGAACGATGTTGCGTTGGTCCAGTTGTAGACGCCGACTGATGAGCGGTCGAGGCCAGCGATGTTTTCGTATTGTTTTGCGAGAGTGCGTGAAACGGATTTGGCGTTGAGTGTTGGATTTGATGCAATGACGGCCTGAACGATTTCAGATGTCTTATAGCTTCCGGATGGAAGTTTTGCAAGTGCTGCTTGGAGCTTGTTTGCGATAGTCATGGTATGCCTCACAGAGTGGATGGAAATAACGAAAGACTAAATAGTTATGAGTCGCGGAATTGGCGTTCCCACTCAATCTAGACTTTCACTTAATCAGGAGCCCAGCATGGATATTTATGCTATTCTTTCTAGCAAACCACACAATAAGCATTACCTGCAACGTTATATTAAATTTATCGATTCTTGTAATCAAGCAAATTTAATATGTGCACCAGAGTTCTTTGAAATACATCATATCTGCCCAAAGGCGAAGGATCTCTTTCCTGAATATGATGCACTATCAAAGAATTTATGGAATTCAATTACACTATCTTTTCGCCAACATTTTATTGCACATTGGTTGCTATGGAAAACCTTTGGTGGTTCACAAACTACAGCATTTAATATGATGATGAATTTTCGAACTGATGATAGAGTATCATCAGTTTATCAAAAATTAAGAACTCAGAGAATTTTCGATTTAACATCAAGAACACTATCAGAAGAACATAAGAAAAAAATTGGTGATACTAATCGTGGGATAATTAGAACAGATGCATTCAAGGAAAATCTTCGAGAAATTAGAACTGGTTCAGGAAATCCTATGTTTGGCAAGCCAGTTTCAAATGATACTAGGTCATTGATTAGTTCTCGAATAAAAGACCTTCCACCAGTTACATGCCCGCATTGCGGTAAGACTGGTGGAAGGGCGCCGATGACGCGATGGCATTTTGATAATTGTAGGAAATCAACTATCTGTTGAACGCCTGCTTCACAGCGTAGTATGAATCCAACAGCTTGTCCCAGAACGTCAGCTCAGATTTCCATGCAGTGTAGACGACTACACGCGATGGGTCTTTTGGTGGAGGTGTTGCATCCTTGATTGAGCCCCATACGTCACTCCAATCGCCAGTCATCGCGCCCTTGGAGTAATCAGTTACAGTCACTTCAAAGAAGTTTCCGTGAATTGGTGCGTTAATCATTTCGTCAACCCAAGGCAAATTGTTCTTCTTAACCAACTTACCATCAGGTCCTTTGAAGATGCCTTTCAAGCCGAGGCCAATCAGACGACGATTTGCAATGTAACGGATGTATTGTTTCAGGTCTTCTTTGTCGAGGTTGCGCATTGATGCATTCACACCATAGCACAAATCGATGAAGTCAAATTCCATTTCAACCATCTTTTCAGCGATTGCATAGAGCTTCTGCTTCAGTTCATCAGTCCACAGATGACGATTCTCTTCAATGTAAGCACGGAATGCCTTCGTCAGTCCATCAACGTGTTCTGTTTCATCCACGATAGACCATGTAACAATTTCACCCATGCCCTTCATTTCACCGTGGCGTGGATAGTTCAACAGCATTACGAATGTGCTGAACAGTTGCAAACCTTCAGTGAACGCAGAGAATACGGCGATTTGTTCGGCGATTTGTTCAGGATTTCCATCAGCATATTGTGCTGCGAAATCGTGCTTTGCTTTCATTTCCTTGTATTGCAGGAATTCACTGTAGATTGTGTCCGGCATTCCCAGAGTTTCAATCAAGTTCGAATATGCTGCAATATGAACACCTTCACGAGCAGCGAAGCTCAACAGCATCATGCGCAGTTCAGGTTTCTTAAACAGTGGCAAGTAGTTGTTGACATATCCACCAGCGACATCGATGTCACCTTGTGTGAAGAAACGGAACAGATTGGTCAACAGTGCTTTGTCGTCTTCACCCAGCTTTGTCTTCCAATCGTGAATATCTTCGTGCATACGAACTTCAGTATGCAACCAATGCGCTTGTTCAGAGCGCAACCAGGCCTCATACGCCCACTCATATTCGAATGGCCGGTAAAACGTTCGTTCGGCTGTTATGTCTTTCTTTTTCTTAACCATTATGTTTCCCTTTCATCGCACCTGTACCACCCTGAAATCCCACCATCTTGCCAGATACCCAACCTTCAGGAACTGCATCAGGAAAGAAATACGCGTGCTTCAAGCCATTGTTGTAAATTTTTCGCCCTTTGGTGTTAGCACCACCAGGATTCCCATTGACTATTTTGTGAAGATTTTCAATCTTCGTTCGACCCATCACCCAACCATCAGGAAGTTTAATCCCTCGCATCGAAAATGACAGACGTTTATCAGTTACACCATCTGTTATCCAAAATGATCCCGCATGTAACCTCTTCGATCGAGATGATCGAACTTCAGCAAGTTCTTTCACGTCATATTTTGACTTTGGTGACGAACGACCTTGCAATGCTTGGCTGATTCGTGAACGAGTTTCTTGACTAGGGACCCAACCAATCTGGCCTTCACCACCAAATGTCATATTGTAACCATGCATCGATGCGTGTGTCATGTGCTCTCTGATGAATTCACCCTCCATCATATTCTTAGTATGATCAACATCATCTGATGTGTAGAGAACCGAAAATTCAAAGTTCTCAAGACCATACTTTCGAATCGCTTTGTGGATCGTCAAGTCGTTTGCAGTTCGGTGATATTCCCAACGTGTTTCGAGTTGGGTCGTGAAACCAATGTATGATTTTCCGTTGACGAGGTTCTTTATTTTGTATATCGATGCTGACATTTGATTATGTGTGGGCATGTAATATACTTATTTAGTGAACCTCGTCTCTGTTAATCAGCCTTCACAACTCAAACAGACGGTGTCTTCTACGACAGCACGCATGTCAAGTGTATCAATAATCTTGCGCTCGACTGCTTGCGACACCTTATCCGCTTTACGAATCTTGTCAGTGCGGCAGTAGTACAGCGTCTTCAATCCTTGTTTCCATGCCAAGAAGTGAACAACATGAACGTATTTGACGTCGGATGTTGGCTTGAATGCCAAGTTGATTGACTGCGACTGGTCCAATTTCAGTTGGCGGTCAGCTGCAAGGTCGATAATCCATCGTTGGTCCATTTCTTTCCATGTTCGATAGACCATCTTGTCATGTTCATCCATGTCATCGCGATGTTGAACTGAACCGTCGTTTGAGACGACATCGAGCCAGAATTCTTGCATCTTGTCGTCATCATATCCGTACTTTTCACGCATCAACTTGTCGAGATGACGATTCTTATTCAAGAATGCACCAGACATCGTGTCTTGGCGATACGCATTTGCACTGAATGGCTCAACTGATGGGCTTGTGTTCCCCATCAAGATTGATGATGTTGCGTTTGGTGCAACAGCCATTGAGTGACTGAAACGACGACCATATCCTTTGCAGTCAGGACATTCACCACGCTCTTTTGCAAGACGATGATTTGCAGCATTGACTTGGTCGAATATGTGTGTTGCAATCTTTCGATTTGCAATCTTTGCCATCACGCTTTCGAACGCGATTCCATTTTTCTGGAAGTATGCGTGGAGACCGAGTTGACCTAAACCGACATCTCGACCCATCTTTGCTGAGTAGATGGCGCGGCGCATTGAGTGTGGTGCATTGCGAGTGAAATGCTCGATGACATTGTCCAACATTTCCATGACATCAGAAATGAACGTTGGGTGGTCCTTCCAGTCATCAAAGTATTCGACGTTGAGTGAACTCAAGCAGCAAACTGCTGTTCTGTCACGATTCGAAGGAACAGTGATTTCAGTGCAGAGGTTTGACATGCGAGTCCACAACGACTTCTTCTTCAACCACTCACCAGTCATGCGATTCGATGTATCGATGAAGTGCAACATCGGCTGGCCACGACCTGGTCCCATGCGATAGTCGATAATCTTCATCCACAGTTCGCGAGCAGACACAACTTCACGAACTTCGTTGCTGTGTGGGTCAATCAATGGCCAGGAGTCGTCGATGTTTGCGTCATACATCGATGCTTCAACGAGTTCCATGAATGCATCTGGGATGTTGATAGCATGATTCATGTTCAAGCAACGTTGATTTGGGTCTCCGGTGACCTTTCGGATGTCCATGAACTGCGTGATATCTGGATGACTGATGTCGAGATATGCAGCAAACGAACCACGGCGAGTCGTACCTTGCTTGTATGCGATAGAGTCTGCGTCATAGGCTTTCAAGTGTGGCATGACACCAGTCGACTTTTCGTCTTTTGAACGAATGCCGAAGCCGATTCCAACTCCACCACCAGCCATCGACAGAGATTTCACTTCGCTCGATGCGTCTAGCAATCCGCTTGCGCTGTCATCAATCCATGAAAGGAAACAGCTAATCGGTTGACCGTGCTTGGTACGACCGAAAGCAAACAGCGGGGATGAATATGACAACCAATGCTTGCTTGAGTAGTCATACAGTCTTTGTGCATGAGCTTCGTTTGATGCAAATGACTTTGAGATGAACTCGAAACGCTCCTGAGGGCTCGTTTCACCATCGCGAAAATATGACTCGCGAATTCGTTCCATCCCGAGAACATCAAACATCGAATCACGCTCAGGTGAGGTAACAACCTTGAAAATCATTCGCTTATCTTCAGCGGACCATTTCCACGTTGGGGTGAGGGCTCTTTTTATTGTGTTGTACATTGTTACTCCATATTCAGCTGGGAACTCTATTTATTAGAAGTAGCTCGAAGCTTCGTTTTGTTT